GTTTCGATTGGAACCAGTCTGGAAATTAAACAAAATAATCCTGATAAACTCAATATATTCATTTCTACAAACGGCTTAACAACTGCGGATAATTCAGATGAGCATCCTATTATAGATATTTCTTTAGAAAATAATACATTTAGTTTTTGCAGGGCAAAATATCTAGGTATAGATTCACCATTTGTAATACGTTTAATAGCAGATAATTATGGATATTACTTTATTAAAGATATTGCCATTAAAGAAATAATTGGTAATTGTGAAAATGCCTCTGTTAAGTTTTATACCGGATTAGAATCTGTATTGGGTACTCCCTATATGTCCATGGGTTCTTGCTTCGGCACTCTAAGGCCATTGGTGGAAACCGATGAATTTACTTCCACATTTAATTTATCTGTATCATGGGAAGGAATATCTCTTCAAAAATCAGATTTAAGCATAGATAATTTAACTTTTATTGATCTCAAAAGCTTTTCTAACAAGGATTCAAAATATTATTTGGATCCTAAGCAGGATTATACTGAATATTCAGCTAAAGAAATCTGGGACATCTATAAAACTCATCCTGTTTTTGAAAATCTTCCATTTTTAGACCAATATATGCTTGGTATTTTTGAATCAGATAACTTTTTGGAAAAAGTTATTAATAAAGGTAATAATTTTGTCAATGATTTTGGAAATATTAATACCTGTTCTATCATCAGCCTTATTTCTATCTGCGAAAGTCTAAATCTTACTTTAGACTTGTATAATAATGAAAATTTCTCTCAGCCTGAAAGTATTAATCAGCTTTTAAAAATTCTTTCTATTAACCACTCCAGATTAATTGGTACCAAGTTTAAAGTTAAAGATGAATTTGAGACACTTGATAAGCTTCCAGGTAAAAATCGTGGTCCTCAATATGATTTAACTGAAAAAATCTATATTAAAACTGTAAATGGCAAGCGAATTTGGCCAATAATTGTTTGTTATGATAGATTTGCTAAGCAATATTTTCTTCTTAATACTGCTCTTTTAGAAAAAGTGAGAAAATCTCCTATTAAAACTGATGAACAAGGAGAGTATTTTCAATTAATTGAGTATTTTAAGACCTGGGG